TGACTTGCCAACCGCAAAAGCCCCCGCCAGTGCCAGAATTACTATTGACAAGATAATCCCTTTGTTTTTCATTTTTAGTCACCCCTCTTATTCATTTATGGGCGGTTTTTTGTATGAGAAACCGCCCGAAGAAAACTCATTGCCAAAATTAACTGACTACGGAAGAAAGCAGATAACCTGCATCTCCACAAAGCAGTTTCACATCATAGGAGGTTGAAACTTCAATCTCGTCTCCCTCTAATTCTTCCCGTCTCCACTTCTTCACTTTCCAACCTTTGCCACCATAAATCTTTTCCTGGAAAGTGTATCCTAAAGTTGGAGATTTAAGACTTGGTTTAGGATTAACATAAGCGAGCAATACATACTTGCCCCAAATTCTTGACATTGACGCTGTCTGTCCTTCCCTTGCAGAGTTATAAATAGATTTCCCAACTAAAACTTTATCTACCTGGAAAAGTTCAGCCAGCAATTCAGGAGTAACAACCCCTTTCGTGGTATATTTCAGTCTATCCAGAATATCTGGATGGTTCTTCAGTTTCACATACACGGGATACCCTATAGCAACAATATTTGGTTCTCGTCCAATTGCGTTTTGAATAGTGTCCTTGTAAGTGTCAATGTGTTGCGTTCCCGAAAGAGCCGTAGTAGTCCCGCTGAAAGTGCTTGTGTTGAAAAGATAAGAACCTTGGTCATATTCCCGACGCAGAAGGATTTTATCCGTCAACCCTTCCGTTGTGTCTATGTCAGGGTTAATCGGTTTATCCGCATTGGCTCTATCTTTATCAGTAACAACATCGTTCAAACTGTGCGTCTGACAAGAGTAAGAAGTTGTGCCCACAGAGTAGGCAACTACCCTATTACTCTCCGCACCGTTCGCCCGAATATCATCGTCTAAACGGAAAGCCTCTTTCCCGTAAGTTCTTACTATATCACTTGATTTATTGACAGGGACAACCGGTAAAATCTGGTCGCCGATAAATTCTGCGTTCTTATACCCCACGCTTACATTCGTGAGGGCAACATCAATGTGTAAATCACCCCTATCTGGCATCTATATTTCACCTCCTGTTATTTTATTCTGCAGCGTGTGCCTTTCCGTGACAGACAAGCACCTCAATTATATCGCCTGACGCACCTGCATATTCAAGTGCCATTGCCGAGATAAACTCCCCGGCCGCATCTACAACCTCTCCCTGGGCTGTTGACCCGGAAGTTAGTAACTGTCCATTTCCTACTTCCTCGCTGACTTTCAACTTCGCAGTTCCGGTAATAATAACTTCGGCTTCCTCGCCTTTTTCAGGTTTATTCATCAGCACGCCAACAGTGTTGGCATTGGCCGTAGCGTGGCTAACCTTGTTATCATTTCCCGAACCTGTTCCCGTCGCTTTCACGAGGCAGTATTGGTAAGAAGATAAATCTTCCCCTGCTTCAAAACTTTTAATTACTCCTGGAACATATTGTGCCATTCTATTTCACCTCCTAAAACTTTTTTTTACTTACTTTCTGCTTCCACTAACTCTGGATGGTCAGCAGACACTATCTGCAAGGCATCCCGGAAGCTCACTTTCTCGTGCTTTTCTTGATACTCTTTCGCCATTACATATAACTTTTTACTTCTCTCCGTGCCCACTTCTGGAACATCGTATTCCTTCTTTTCGCTTCCCTGCTCTCCCTTTTCAGAGAACTGTTTCAGAAAATCGCCTTCTGGCAATTGTTCAATGTGCCGTTGAATCATTTGCCTTTGAGTTAATTCTATTTCCTTATCACCATCTTTGAATTTAACTTTCTTGGAATCGTCAGCCGCAGTAAGCATCTCTATAATCATTTTCTCATCACGAGGAAGAATACGGCCTGCTTTCTTATTTTTCTCAACAAATTCCTTTATTTCCTTATCCCGTTGAGCCTTTTCCTGCTCGCTCAACTTTTTGGCCGCCTCTTCTGCTTTTGCCTCTAATTCCTTCTTTTCCTTCTCTAACTTTTCCTTTTCCTCTTCCAACTGTTTAACTTTTTCTTCTAACTCCATCTGTTTTAACACCTCCTGTTCTAAATTTTTACTTTCCAGTTCAAGTTGACTGATTTCATACTCACCCACACCAGCCGCCTTGGCCGCCGCAACCAACTTCGCCCTCGCCTTCGCTTTCTCAGCCGAAGACAGGTTCGTTTGAGGCAACCTGGCCAGAGCATTGCGTAAGTGTGGTAAATCTACTTTCCCGTTAGCATCTTTATAAGGCAAATATCTTAATGCCCTTGGCTTGGTTTTCCCTTCTTCGTCTTTTTTCCCACCAGGCTTAATATAAGCAAAACTGCTATCGGGTAAATCGTTAATAAATGCTGTGCTCCATACTGCCATCTCCTTAACCTCCTCTTCTGTCGCCCCTTTCATCAGACCTGACTTTTTATGTTCCTTGTAATATCCGCATTTCGGACATAGGCAATAATCGGCCCCTCCAATCGCTTGCGGAGGCCCACCAACACCTTTCCCTTTCCCCAACTCTCCAAAATCTGAAAACTCAAAAGTGTAATTCGTTATATCCTCGCACTGCTCGTTGTAAAATTTCCCCCAATCTCCTAACCCTGTCACAGCCGGGATATCTTCCCCTAACAACCCTGTCACAGCCGGGATATCTTCCCCTAACAAGGCAACTGCTGATAAAACACGGGGATAAGTTTTGCCATCAATTTTATAATTCCACCAGACCTCGCTTGATATATTTTTATATGCTTTCTTATCAATCAACTCCTTGATTTTCCGTGGGATACCCGTAAATGAAGCAACCAAACTTTTTCCAATTCGTTTCAGTGATTTAACCCAGCCCGCGGCAGGATAGCCATCTTTCTGTAATAATTTCTGGTTATCGCTGTGTCCCAGTTTCAATGGAACTTGCCTTTTATCTTTAATACCATCCTGTCCAGGTCTTGCTCTGTGTATTGATCACCCTTCCATTCACCCACCCTAAAGATTTCCTTGTTATCAACATCATAAGTTTCTTTTTCCGAAAATTCCATTTCCATTTGTTTTAATTCCTCTTCGGTCGTGCTTGCCTTAACTCGTTTGGCCATCGCATTAGCAATCCTGATAGCCCGACCTTCACAATCCGTCCCACCTTTCTCTTGACAATCCTTTAATGCTTTATTCGCTATTTTTACCCACGCTTCTTTTTGCTTGTCTCCAAGTCCTTTTATGTGTCTCTCAACCTCTATTTTTGTCCACGGCATCTTTCCTCCAAAAAAAAAAGAGCATTATCCTGTCTCTGTTTTCCGAGCGTCTATCAGAGATAGAATAATGCTCTCTTAAAAAAGTTTTGCCTGTCCAACCCCAGAAGGGTTATCTGGCACTTATTTTAGTCTGCTATAATATATAACACAAACTTTTTAATTTGTCAAGTAAAAAATGAAAACGCTGGCCAAGGTTACGGCCCAACCACCTTATAGTGGAAGCCAAAAAAGAAATCCTTAACACAATCTTCCAACACAGAATTTATAACATCCGGTTCAACCAGTTTTGCCTTTATCTGTATAATTTCCATTCCTCCATAGTAAACGCTAATTATTCCCGTTTTCCTGTTAGCCTTAAATTCAATGCTTTCCTCAATTAAATCTCCATCGCCCTCGGGAATATTTACCCTTCTGCCTTCAGACTTCACAAACTCATTCGCCATAACTCTCCTCCTTTAATTCTCACTATTAAATCTATCTCTTGCCTACTACCCTAAAAGTAAATTCATAATTCTCTTTATCAGAAATTTCCATAGAATCAAATTGCCAATTATGTTCTGTTTCTTCTTTCCTTTTAATTGCTTTGAGGCTCACCACTAAATCCAGATAATATTCTATTGCCTCTTCTACATCATTAAGACTCAATGTCAAATTACCTCTCATCTTTCCTCCTTTAATTCTCTTAAATCTTATTATGTAACACAAACCCAAACTCCATTATACGAAAGACCCACGCACCTCAAAAGGTAATTCCTTTTCCAATCTTTCACAAATTACCCTGTATTCCCTTCTTGTAATTCCATACTTACGCAAAATTTTTCGGGACCGCCGCCCACAACAAAATCGCACCTCATTGTGGTCTTCATTATAAGCATACGTCCCAAAATCCACAAGGTCAGCCTCAATTCCATTAACTATGAAGCCATTTGGCCGAAAACACAAACTAAACCCTATCTCCTCCTTACGCAAACGCTGTTTCAATCTTTTTATCTTATTCTCCAGTTTTACGATTTCTTTTTGGATTTTTTCCCTTTGCTCCACTTTCCTATTACGCTTCTTTTCTTCCCTAATGTCATACACAGCGATTAACGCTTCCTTGTAAGATTTTCCCGGGTGTGCCTTCATAAATTTCCTAACTTTCCTGTCAAGTTTTACATTTGTCATAATTCTCCTCCTTTAATTCTCCTTCACTTAAAACTGGCACAAGGACACTGCGGCAATTAAAGTGAGCAGGTGGCATCCGGGACGGCCAGTTCGGGTCATTGGCCTTAAAAATCCTGCCGTCCATTGCCATACAATAATCGGTCGTGCGTCGGTCTATGATTGCCGAATACTGATACGCCTGCACAAAGTCCCGAACATCAGGAGCCTGAAAAGCGGCCAGCCTGCCTTGATTATACGCATCTGAAAAATTCGTGCGAGTTATCGTCTCCAGACGGCCAGGGATTTTCTCAATCGGGGCCAACTTCCCAGAAGGCATCCTCTGAACAGTCTTATATTGCTCAAAGAATTCTTCTAACTCATACATCACAGTAGGAACCGCTTTCCCTGTCTTAATTCCTTGATAGAGAATATCTTTTACCCCTTTCAGTATTCTGTCTTTTTCTACCCCAGTTAACCTGAATGCCTGCTGTTCAAAGTAAGCAAGGGCTTCCTTCGGAGGTAGATTTCCCGGGGTTACTTCCTGATAAGTTTTCCTTTGCACCTCTGCTTTTCCGTGACCCTGGCCAAGTTGGAAGACCTCCCGCAAAGCATTCTTCCAGACCAGCCTAAAATCTCCCAGATACTTTAATTGCAGTTTTTCAATCTCTTTAACATTTTTTTCCTCAATTATCTTTCTACGGTAGATGCCAGAGGTTAACTCATCTTTCATTTTTGTGATTACCTTCCCCGCCTCTATTTCAGTTTCTCTTTCCAGATTATCAAGGGCTTTCTCCATCGCCACAAAGTCAACCTTTTTCTCATAAGATGTCTTCGCTCGCCGCAATGAATACTCGTGTTGTTTGGTTTGTTGTGCTTCTGGTTTCTCTTTTGACTGCGGGAACTCCAACACGGTTCTAATATGAGCATTATCTTCAGCTGTCGGGGTTACCGCTCCCACTTTAACCAAACCTGCCCAGGTTTTTAATAACTGTGCTTTTGTTTCCTCTGTAAAATCATCAAACTTAAATTGCGGATAAGTGTCCGTTTGATAGTTCAGATTTACCAGTCGCTTGATTATCTGTTCAAACACAACCGCTTGTTCCAGGTCTTTTCTCAACTTTTGCAAAACCCAAATGAAGACATCAAAATGCTTCTTCCCGAGTGCATAACTGCCCGCTTTCGTTTCGGAATATCCCAACAGGTCAGGCATTAAAACCGCACGAGCAATCATTATGTTGTGCTTCTCCACGGCCTCTTTGAATACAGTTTCACCCCCTGTCCTCTTCGCTTCCAACAGGTCAATTTCAAAATCCGCAGGCAACCTGAAAGCCGTCTTGGCCTGTATATTTTTCAGAATAGTTAGAAGGTCTTGCTTCTGTTCCTCTGTCGCCCCGGGTGGATATTTCCCAACCGTAACTGGCATCCCAAATCTTTCCAGATAGATATTCCAAAACTTGATAATGTTATCCTTGCTCCACCAGGAACGGTAGGCCGCCCTTAAATCACTGCGGCCATAAGGATTGCCAAACTCCGAGTTGTAACTATAAATTACAAACTTGTCAGGCGGTAACTCGTTATCACGCTCTGAAGTGTGTTGAATTAGTTTTCTTAGATTTCCGAATTTATCTGTATCAAACTCAATTGAATGTGGCGGTCTGGTCTTAATGTCCTGTAATCCAATCTTGCCCTTAAATCTTCCTTCTTCTATCGGAGCATAAATTAACTCGCTCACTGAAAATCCAAAATCCAGAGCAGATAAAATTTCCAGTAAATTGTCATCAAAACTTTTCCGTATTCCTTGCGTGAAACAAAACTCAATAAATTCTTTTATTTCCTCGTTCTCACCCTTGATTTTCCATCCTGACGCCAGGACTGCGTGCTTTTTCATCGTAAGCACCGCCTTAACCTGGTCATCCTCTAACATTGTTTGATAAATGTCTAATGACCCCTTTTTCTCGTAAAGAGTATCGGGGTTATAAGGAGCAATCATAGATTTTGAGTAGTAAGGACTTTGGTAAGTTCCCAATTCTCTTGGAATTCTGTTT